GCATCTTCAGCAACTTCAAACTCAGAGTCTTGTGCTAGTGCAGTTGCAGACATACCAAAGTATGCGTCATATCCAGAATTAGTAATAGTGAAACTACGAAGTTTCTTCCAGTCACTTTGAATTTTATCCCATTGCTTATCACTTTGAGGATGATAAAGTTGAATGAATCGAATTGCACAACGAGGTTCAAGGACACGAATACCAATAAAGTTTGTGGAAGAAAACTTATCCTTCAGATTCTTAAGGAGAGTATCTGTAAAGGAGTGATACCCATAATCAACTTTATAAGTTGTTCCAAGTTTACGATCACGAAGGAAAGTATTTTCTGGATAAACATAACCAGTCCCAAGAACAGGTTCTTTCTGATAAGAACGATGAACTTCTTTGTGATAAACAAGTTGATTTGCTTCACCATCAGTTAGAACAATACACTGAACTTTCTGCAGTTTATTTTCCTTCTGAAACTTAGGAAGAATTTGGTGGAGAGAAATCAGTGCTTCATTCAGAGGAGTTCCAGACAAACTCATACGATTGGAGTAAGTGTAGGGAGAGTTATAAGTCCTACCAAAACAATAAGCAAGGCGCCAGATATTGAGAAGTTGATGCTCAAGTTCTTTGCCATTCACTTTACTTGTAAGGATATTCATCATGGAAAATGTTTCATCCACAAGCAACAAACTTTCTTTCTTCTCATAGTGGGGAGTGCGGTCTGCAGGAAGAAACTTATCATTCTCATAATCATACTCCCCACGACGCCACTCATTAGTGAATGCATACACCTCAAAGGGAATAGAAACTTTCTTACAGAACCACACCAGATTGAAGAGTTGCTTACAAGTATCAAGCATCACATCAGACATAGAACCACTCCAGTCCAGCACAAATACCAGACCGTGATTCTTACCATCAGGAATCACAGAAACCTTCTTGAAAAGGTCTTCATTATACTTGTAGGTATGAAGACGAGCAGTATCAAGAACACCAGTGCGAGCAGTTGATGCACGAGCATACTGATCTGCTGCCTTACGACACTCAAACTCCTTTACAAGATAGTTAACTTCTTTCTGGGCAGAAGTCTTGAATTTTTTAAAATCAATATCTGATTCTTTATAAAGATTTAAAGCAGTGAATCCTTTATCATTTGCATAGTTATTATGAAGTAACTGTTGATGAGCAAAGGAGAAATCAATCTCTTTATGCACATCAGAGTTCTTGGCAATGACAGTATCAAGATTCAGTTTAGGAACTTCCACATAAGTATTTTCATATGCATCACTTTTTACAAGATCACGAATCTTTTCTTCCAGAGAATCAGCAGTACGAACTTCAGGTTCACTTTCTTCGCCACCAGACTTTGCTGGAGTTTGATCTCCCTGAGCAGTTCCACCATAGGATCCCTCATCCTCATTAGGTTGGGAGTTATTACTGTCTCCATCTTCCTCAGAAGAGGACTCATTACTCTCCACAATTTCACTAGAAGGAGAATGTGAACCTCCACTCATTTCGTGGAAATCAAAGTCAGCAACCTTTTGTTCCTGTTCTTTTTCTTTCTTACAATACTTATAAAGTTCTTCTGCAGCAATCAGAACATCAGCAAAGGTTTCAGTGTCGGCAATCAGGTTGATGATCTCAGTTTCTTCCCCACGATGAATAGGAATATTGATATAATTTCCAATCTTAAACCACAAGTTAGCACGATCTGCAAGATTAAAGGTAGAAATATCCTCTTCAGCAATCTGGAAGAAATCTTCTTCGTTCAGTTCCTTATATCCGTTAAAGAAAGTCTTTGCAAGTCCAGCATACTTACGCTTCATCAGTTTCTCAACACGAGCATCTTCAACTACATTCACAAACTGGGGAGGAACCTTTACCTTATCCAACCAATCCTCATCGGGAGTAAAGAGAGCGTGTCCTACTTCATGACCCACCAGAAGATCATAGACGGTATTGCTTGCTTTCTCCCACAGAGGAAGCGTCAGAACACGAGTGTGAACATTGAAGCAAGCAGTAGAAACCTTCTTGTGCTCCACCACCAAATCTTCAGTGGCAAGCAGTTTGGCAAGTTGAGATTTGATTTCGTGGCGGATGGACATCGGTTTTGTTTCGTATGTACCCATCATACAACGAAAGGTCGCCTTTCAGACGACCCATGTGACGCTTTTTGAACTGGGACAGTCGTGCTTTTGCTTGCCTCAGTGCTTGCGGTTTAAGTTTTCGTTTCTGAGGTTTCCCAGAGTTGTGTTTCCAGTTTGGGACTTGCATTGTTCTTGGATGGTTCAGGCCACCATATGTGAAAAACCTTTGACTTTTTCAAATCGTATGACGCTTTCGAATCTGTCCTCTAGACCAGTCTTATGAGAGATAACAAAGATATTAGCATCTTTAATCACATAACGGATAATCTTAAGGAACTCTTCTGTTCCAAATCCATCAAGTGAACTATCAAACACCTCATCCATAATCAGGAGATTGGTATTGACTGAATTTTTATACCTTGCAACCTCTCTCCAAGTAAAAAGAAGTGCTAGGTCAATCCTCATTTTCTCACCTTCAGAAAATGAAGAATAAGAGAAATCTTCATGGATAGGAGATTGAATAGTTTCATTGAACTCTTCATCAAGTTTAAAATTGATGTAGAAGTCCATCATCTGGAGATACTTGTTGACTTGCTGATTAATAAGAGGAAGATACTTCTTAATAATTTTTGATTTTACTCCCCCATCCTTTAGAAGATTGTAGGTGAAGTCGTAGTAGGAAATATCTTGTCTTTTTTCAGCAAGTGTATCGTAAGTTTCCTTTAAGTTCTCCTTAAAACTTTCTAACTTGGTGTACTCAGTATTTCTATTTTCAAGTCTGTTGGTAATTGTTTGAATTTCAGTTTCAAGATCTCTGATTTGTCTACGACACCCAGAAATCTTAAAGTTGTTTTGAGAAATGTCATTAGTTAGTTTTGTAATCTCCTTAGAAAGAGCAGTGAATTGACGCTCTCGCTCTTCTTCCTCTTTAATTGCCTCTTCCAGTTCTTTATAACCAGATTGCAACTCCTTTGCTTTATTTTGAGCGTCTTCAATTCTATTTATTCTAAAGGACTCGTCAATGTCCTGTGTGCAGGTAGGGCAAACCCTATTTTCAGTGAAAAACTTATGTTCTTTAGTAATAGTAGATACTTTCTGAGAGATCTTACCTTTAAGGTTACCTAACTTACGAAGTTTATCTGCATATCCAGAGATAGATTCTTGCTCACGAATATATTCTCTCAGAGGATCTTCCAAAGATGAATTCTCCTCCATATGATTGACAATTTCTTCTTCTAGATTGGCAATCTTTTCTTTATTGGCATTTATATTGGCATTACTCTGATTCTCAATCTCTTCAATAAATCTCTCCTGCATCTCAACTTTATCAATGAGAGATTCTTTTTTAAGACTAAGAGTTTTGATTTCCTCTTTACAATTTCTAATCTTATCCTTAATAAGGACATTCATTGATGAAAAGATCTTAATGTCAAGAAGATCTTCAACCACTTCTCTACGACTTGAAAGTGGCAACTGCATAAAGGGAACAAAAGTACTACTACCCAAAATTACAATCTGAGTAAAAGACTTATAGTTCATTTTAAGAACATTTTGTTCCAACCATTTCTGCTGATCCACTGCAGAATGAGATTGGTCCAATGGTTTACCATCCCTATAAATCTCAAAAATATTTGGTTTAATTCCTCTTACAACTTTCCAGTCAGTTTTATTTACAGAAAACTCAATCTCAACCAATGCACTCTTTTCATTGGTACTGTTGATCAGTTGATTCTTATTAATTTTTCTAAATGCCTTCCCATACAATGAAAAGCACAGGGCATCAAGGATTGTACTCTTACCTGCACCATTGTTTCCAATGATTAGAGTTGTGCCATACTCTGAAAGATTTACTTCTGTTGGGTGTTGTCCAGTAGAAAGAAAATTTTGCCAAGAAATAGTTTTAAAGTGGATCATAGTAAATTTCAGGTGGAATCACAATATCATCAGAAGTTATAACAGTATACCTATGTTCATGGAGTTCACAAGTTTTTATCATCAATTCATCATCAACTTCTACAACATCCATTTTGACCAATCCTTGATCTTCTAACTGGAGAGAAAAGCGAATAGCATCATCTTCTTCTTCAAAAATATAGAGAACTTTTTCTCCATCATCATCTACTACTGAAAATGCACCCTCTGCTTCGCCATTCTTTCCTGTTATAATGAACATTAGACCATCTCGCAAGCTTCCTGATAAATTTCTTTGATGATTTTCTGAATGATTGATTTTTCTAAATCTGTTTCAGATTCCTCAATATATCTATCTAGAATAGAAATGGTATCCTCAGATTCTTCTGCCTCAAACTCCTCAGATTCTTGAATCTGGAAGTTCTCAACAATCTTTAAATCTGCAACATTTGCTGAATAAAGTTTATCAACAAACTTTTCAAATTTAGTAATGTCTGTCTTCTTACGAACAATAATCTTTACAATCTTATTTTCATACTCTCTTGTATCAAAGAGTTGATAATCAGTATCTTCATAGTAGATATTATAAAAGAGTCTGAATGGATTATTAACTGGAGTATGTTCAAGTGTTTCAGTATCAAAGATATGAAACCCCCTATCATCCTTCACATCAGTCCAGAACATCTCATATGGATTTCCTAGATAGAAGACCGTCCCATTGTTCGATCTAGTGTGATAGTGTCCCGAGTAGACCCTATCGAACTTCTCAAATAATTTGCTCTCCAAACCATGATCCATGACGAGTTGTCTATTAACTCTAAATCCTTGGAGTTCAAGGTGCCCCATCGCACACTTGCAAGTTGTCTTTTCAATAAGTTTAAAAGTTTTATCTTCATTTTCTTGATTAATCCAAGGTATAAAAAGTACAGGTAATTTACCCAACATCACTTCAGTTGGTTCTGAATATACAGTTACATTATCATACTCACGCAAAAGTAGATCAACTGCATTAACTTGATTGGTGTTCTTATAATAAGCCGTATGATTACCTACAATTGTATGAACTTTTACTCCCATTTCTTGGAGACGATCATAGTAATTATTCTTAGCCCAAGATAAAGCAGAGAAATCAATTCCTTTACGACTATCAAAAGTATCTCCCATATCTACAACAGTAGTAATCCCTTGCTCTTCGAGTGTAGGGAAAAATACATTATTGTAGAACTTTAGGAAATAATCATGAAAGAGTTTAGAATTCTTTCTTGCTCCAAAGTGCTGGTCAGTAATAATTGCTACTTTCATTCAATAACGAAGTTTGGAGTGTACTGCGTCCTTGATGCTATTATAGTCGGAGTAGTCGGATCCGTCAACACTTCCACTCTCAAATACCTGATCAAATCCAGTTCTTTCCAGAATCTTGTTCTTGATTTCCAGTTGCTTCTTCTCTTTCTGAATGCGTCTCAGGAATGCGTAGTGAATAATCTGAGTGAAGTAAGCAAAAGGATTTTGAGACTTTTCTGGATCAAAGTTGTGTACGTATTGTACGCAGTTCTCAATACCATCACAAATCATATCATCCTTAAACATGTAGTTTACAAAGTTTGGTTTGTATGATAGATGATTGGCAATCTTTAAGAAGCACTCTCCAATATACTTGGGAATCTGAGGTTTAGGTTTACCATTTTCCTCTGCTCTTTTAATTTCAGCAAAGTAAATCTCAAGTGCTTCTAAAAATTCTTTATTATTTACATAATGCTCTGAGTTCTTTGTTTTTCTCATTGCAGAGAATTTTGGGGATAAAATGGACATTTATGATTAACTTATCTGATAAGATTATATCAGAATATCAAATAGTTGACAAGTTTCAATTCTGGTATTAGACTAGGTTTGTTGCCTTTGAAGATAAGTAATAGCTTTAAGTCTTTACGTAATTAACTATTATTAAAGATCTTCTCCAGAGTTTCTTTAGCGTCAGCTACTGTAGATATGTATCCCATTTCTCTACTGAGTTCTGATCTATTTGTTTTATTCAATTTCTTAATGAAGTCTTGATAATTAACTATCATCTCAATGTCACTTGATTCAGACATTGTTAAGACATCATCTAAGTTAATAATGAACATATCATCAGTGGTTGTCTTAAGCCATGGTTCAAATTTATAACCACCTAGTTTACCTCTAATCCTAACTTCTTCTATGACAATAGGATTTGAGAGAATTAAGAGTGTTCTTCCTTCTTCTTCAGAAGCTGCTACTTTGGTGAATATTTCTTCACCATTCTTAAATTTAATAGTTGCATAAAAATCGTCTTCTATCAAATTCTTTCCTCCTTTCTACTCTTTCATATTAATTGTTGTAATTTCGTAATTGAATTGTTCTTGAACATAAATTTTCACTCTTTCAATAAAATGATTCAGAGTATAATTTTTTCTTGATCCAATTGTAAAATCATCTGCAATGTCATAAAGTCTTGCTTTGACTTTATCCTTTCCCTTTCTTAAAACCCTTCCAATACTTTGTAAGTTTCTAACACGTGATTTGGATGGGGAGGCAAATATCACATTGTGAAGATTTTTGATGTTAATTCCTGTGCTGAAGGTTCCATAAGAAGCAACAATGATTGCATTGTTTTCCCTTTCAGTAATTTCTCTGACTAATTCTCTATCCTCAGCATCTACGCCACCATGAATAAAGAATACTTTTCTGTCACTTTCAACAGAATTATTTATGCTCTCAAAAAGAACCTTTCCATGTGCTTCTACTCTACTAAACAAAATTAGAGTATTTCCTTTCAGATCAATGGATAGGTTTTTAATAAAATTATTTCTTTTTTCATTTGAAATTAGATACTGAATCTCATCTTCATAATTATCAAACTTTCTTGGTTTGTACTTAAGTACCAAACATTGAATATCTAATGTGGCAAGATATCCTTCATCAATCAGTTTCTTTGTTTGAGTTACTTTATATGATGGTCCAAACAATCCTTCCAAAACCCATTTATGAGTTTGTGTTCCATCCAGTGTTCCAGTGAATCCATATCTATATTTGGCATGATGGAGTTTATCCATGATACCTATCAAAGATTTACTCTTGAATAAGTGTGCTTCATCACCAATGATCACATCATAATCTTCAAAGAATGATCTTTCTAGGTTATAGATTGATTGCCATGTTGTAATGGTAACTTCATTGGTATTCACTCTCTCCCTTCCAGAATAGATTCTATGGCAGTGATTTTCTGCATCCCACCCATAGTCCTGGAAATCCTTATACATCTGCTCTACAAGGGATGTAGTGGGCACTACAAGAAGGATCTTTTTATTCCTACCAACAAAGTATCTGACAATAGTGTAAATCATAAATGACTTACCAGATGCTGTAGGTGAGATTAAAAGTTTTCTATTATATCTTAATGCATCATAAACTGCATCAATTTGATACTCTCTTGGTTTGAGAGTAGTAATTGAATGCATATAATCTTTTACACCCTCCAATGAAACCATTTCATTGACTTCAAAGGGGAGACCATAGAATTTATTTTCTACAAACTGATATGAGTATCCTCTATTGATACAGAACGCAATAAGTTTGTCTATGAGACCAACATAGATTCTTTTGGTCTTCATATTAAATAGATGCACAAATCCATCCCAATACTTGCTTCTGTACTGAGGCATGAATTTTTTATTTGGAACCTCAAATGTGAATTTATCTCTCAGCTCGTATTCAATATGAGGTTCAGTAGTTACCTTAAGATATACTTCATTGACTTTTTCAATAACAAGATCTGCCATAAATCAGGTATCACCTGATATATTTATTAATCAACTTGGAACTTATATTCTAAAATCATTCTATAGAAAAAGTCTTTTAATTCATCAATTCTTTGTTTTTCATAAATGTCATTTCCATACCATTTTTCTGAATGATATGTTAATGCTTGATGAATTTGGGAAACATCTCTAATATCCAATTCCATTTGAATAAAGGGAATATCCTCATCAAAATTTCCCTCATAAGATTTAGTTGACATTATCCTAGACCTGCAGTAAATCTCATGAATTCAATAGCATTCTTGATTTGATAAGTTCTATTAGTTATTTGCTTAAGAATACTTTCCAGATACATTAGCATTGTGTCATAGTATTCTATTTTCAATGATGCATTAGAAAGTTTTTCATCTGCATCAAGATACTTTTGCATAGTATCTTTATCTCTGATCTTTTTTGGAAAGGGATCATTTATATAAACATCAGGATCTGCTTTTCCAGAGAAGTATTCGTACCTCTCATGCCTAATATTTTTTCTTTGTTGCTCTGCTTTTTTTCTCAGCAAAAAAATGTTATTGTAAAGTTCATGATATTTTCCATGAAGAACTGGAATATTCAAAGATTCTGTATGGAGGTTGTCTGGATCAATTTTTGAATCTTTATTCCACATTTCTTGGATTGTGTCCAAATCAATCATACTCAGCACTGATCACACTTGATCTCACGAATGTTGTATATAGTATACTTGAAAGATACCTCAGCAGTAAAGTATTCTAAGTCAGTTTGTGTTGCATCAAACTCCAAAGTTGACAATGCATATGGGAACATATTTTCAAAAACAATTTTGAACTTTGCATTGTTCATAGAATCCAAAACAGTCAAAGTTCCATCAGAATAGAGATTTAACTGACTCTTGTATGGTTGAATTAAGTCAGTGTCTTCTTTTTGGAACTCATAGATTTCAGTCAAACTTTCAGGGAAACCTAATCCACGCATCCAATGCTGAATCTCCATATAGTTTTCAAGATTTTCATCAACTAAAAATCTAAGTGTTAAATCCTCAAAATCCATCATATCACCTGGAATGGGGATTGTTCTCAGATAGTTTGGTTGCTCTGCAACACCTAAAGTCAGTGCAGGAATATTTACAGCATTACCAAAGTATGACACCTTAGGTGCTCTTTGTACTTGAAAATGAAACCCAGTAGGTGCTAAGAAGTTTCTATTTTCAATTTGACCTGGTATGGGTTTTCTGACTGCCATGGTTCTTTTTTAAGTATTTATGGTTAGACATAAAAAAAGGAGACCCTTTTGGGGTCTCCAGTGAACTCTTGTGAGAATGACTCACATGAGGTTCTTAACAGCAACTCTTCTGTAGTATCTGTTGCTGTTAACTCTGAGTCTACCCAGACCCTGAGTTGTGCCTTCTGCGAATGGGTTAGCAACCAGACCATATCTGGTTTTAAAGCCAATCTTAGGCTGGAAGGAGTTCTCTCCAACAGCACGAACCATCTGCAGGGGAACATATGGGCAATAGAACAGACCTGCATCATAAGGGGAAGAACCCTTATAACCAACAACATAGTACTGGTTACCAGCTGATCCATTACCTGAGGTCAGGTTTGCTGAATATGGGTCAATGTAAACTCTGAACTTACCATTGATGGTTCCAGCAAAGGTGTTGCCAGTGTCATCAACATTCAGGTTTGCATTCAGTGCAGGAGTGTAGTCCAGGATGCCTGCCATGGTGAGTGCAGAAGCAACATCAGCAGAACAAAGGACGATGTTGCCCTTTCCTCTACGAGTTCTCTGTGCAATAGCATTTGCATCTCTTTCGATCTGGAACAGAAGTCCTTTGAACTTCTCAACAGACCATCTACCATTTGAGTCAATATCAAGGTCAAATACACCAGCAGTTGAAACATTGCTAGCTGCACCTTGCTCAGCAACCTTATAAATGGTTCTGATGACTTCTCTGTTGATTTCAGCCAGAATCTCAGTTGACAAAATGTTTGCCAGCTCAGCTTCTGCATTCAGACCATGAATTGCCTTCAGGTCTTGTGCAAGCTCAAGGCTGTACTCTGCCTTCAGTGCTCTTGACTTTGCAGTAACAGTGACTTTCTCAATTGAGAATGCCATCTGGTTGAATGCATCTCCACCTGTACCATCCAGGTTCTCTGCATCACCAGTCTGCATACCCTGACCTACGTCATATGCAGTGGAAGATGCAGTACCAACAGGGTTCAGAACTGCAGGGTTGTTTCCTGTCTGTGCAGTTGTACCCAGACCAGCATTAACGTCTGAGAAACCACCAGTCAGATTGAAACCTGCATCCTGACCAGAGAATGCGGTATCTGCTTCATCAAACAGTGCCTCACCACCAGACTGATTCTCATATCTGGAACGCATTGCAAAGATCAGTCCAGTAGGACCATTCATTGGCTGAACACCAGCCAGATCATATGCAACCAGGTTAGGCATTGCACGTCTGATCAGTGAGATCAGAACGGGATCGAAACCTGCAACAGGACCTGCTGCAGTTGCACTACCACTGAAACCACCAGTTCCAGCTGAGTTGGTGGGTGATTCCATCAGGTTAATACCTGAATTGAATGCTTGCTCTTCCTTAAGGAATCTTTCTTGGTTTTCCAGCAGGACAGCGGTTACTGCTCTTCTGTGGGAATCTTTGATAGGATCAAGACCCTCATAGTCGAGGAGTGGACTCCACTTCTCCTGCAGATGCTCTGATTGGAACATTTGCGTTTACCTCTTAAAGTGTACGGTTTTGGTTTGAATTAATATTAAATTCAATTTTTTCTAAATGCGCCCAGTGTCTTAAGATATGCATCCATTGTTCCTGCAACAGGAGCAAATGTGCTATCTACACCCTCAGAGAGAGTTTGTGTTTCTGGTGCTGCCTTAGTAACAGGAGTTCTTGAGAAATATGATTCTCTCAGGGTCTCCACTTTTTCACGATATTCTTCTTCACTTTCAAACTCAACACTTTCGGCAAGTGAAGC